GCCCATCGCCATACGTCGATTCTAAAGGCAAAACATTTTCAGGGCCAGGTGTTTCTTGCCTTTAGACACGGGCTGCTAAAGAAGCAAGTGTTCAAGCGCCTGGCGCTGAAGTACCTGTGTGACAGCCGCCAGGACATCAAGGACCAGATCGCACGAGAAATCGAAGAAGGGCAGGGCGGGACCCTGACTCACTCTTAGGGAGAACGCATGAACGAGGCAGAACCGAAGGACGAAGGCGCTGGGCGGGAGCCAAAAGACGACCTGCGCGGCATCATCAGGGGCGCAATCGAGGAGTTTGTACGAGCCGAGCAGACGCGCACGGAGCCAGCGTACCAAACCGAGCTGATCGACGAGCGCAGGCGACGCGAGCAACTGGAGAAGCGAGTCAACGAGCTGGCGGCCGAGAACGAACGAAGCCGCGCGGCAGCGGATCGAGCGGAAAGGGACTCGGTTCTGCGCGCGGAGCTGCAGCGGCTCGGCGTGAGCAAAGTGGACCTGGCCTTCCGGGCCGTAAAGGACGACGTCCAACGGACAGCCGATGGCCGGATTGTGGCGCGCAGCGGTGAGGGAGAGGTGCCACTTCGCGATTATCTTTCGCAATTCGTGAACGAGAATCCAGAGCTGCTGCCGGCACGGATCGCCGGCGGATCAGGAATGGAGACGATGCCGCGCTCGACGGCGGTCAGCGGCGGCGCAATCGATTTGGAGAGAATCCGTCCGGGGATGAACCCGGAGGAGTTAGAGCGGGCACGGCAGGAAGTAGCACGTCTCGCTTCGCAGACCCTCAAGGGGTTATAAAACGGACTCAGCCGAGTCCCATGAGGAAAGAGAGAGAAAAGAATGCCAGTAAACACGACGGCAATTACGTCCGCCAATCTTGCGAGCGCAATTGTGAAGCTGGTTGCGGTGGACGCGCTGCCTGCATTGATGGGTAACCTGGTGATGGGCAATCTTGTCAACCGGGACTACGAGCCGGCCCTGGCGCAGTCCGGCGACACAATCAACGTTCCGATTCCACCGACGCTGGTGGCCAACAACCTTGCCGAGGGCGGCACGGTGCAAGCGCAGAACCCGAATCTGGCCAACGCGCAGATCGTTCTGAACACACACGCAGAGGCAACGTTCCAGATCCCGGACGTCACAAAGGTGCTCGCCGTACCCGACTTGCTTCAGTTGTACATGCAGCCGGCGGTGATCGCTCTGGCGGAACGGATCGAGACGGACCTGCTGAATCTGACGCCGCAATTCTCGGCGAACACACCTGTCGGCACCCCCGGCGGAACTCTTACGGAAGAGGCGGTGGACGCAGCGGAATCCGCGTTGTTCCGGGCTAAGGTGCCAGGCAGCGCGACGAAGTATCTGGTGGTGGACTCGAGCGGCTATTCGGCGTTGCGGCAAATTCCGCGGTTTAGCGAGTTCTATTCGGCAGGCGAGGCCGGCTTACGCGCGCTGATTGATGGCGCGGTCGGCAAGATGAAGGATTTCTTCATTCTCCGCTCGCAATTCGTTCCGAGGAGCGGCGCCGCCCCGGTGGTGACCGACAACCTGGCATTCACCAGGGACGCGATCGGTCTGGTGGTTCGGCGACTGCCCAAGCCTCTTCCGGGGACGGGCGCAGTCGCCGAGTACGCGGAGATGGGCAATTTCGGCATTCGAGTGGTGATGAGTTACCAGCCGAATACCCTCACGCAGCAATTCACCGTCGATGTCCTATACGGATGCGCAGTGTTGCGGAACAACTGCGGCGTGCAGGTGTATTCGTAAACGACAGGCTGGCGAGGAGGGCGGCTGGCCGCCCGTAACAGGCAGGGGAGGCCAAGAATGGTCTCCCCTTTTTCTTGGATCAGGAGCGCGACGGTGGACTTACGACTGTTTTATCAAAAGGTCCGGCAACTGGAAAAAGAGATTGAGGGCAGCCACGCGGTGGTGGTCAGCAACGACACGCCCGACGGAGGCCGGCCGGGACAAACGAGCGAGGTCGCGAGAGGCGTGGCGGCGCGGATGATCGTGGAAGGCAAGGCGAGACTGGCTACGCCGGAGGAGTGCGCGCGGCATCAAGCGGAAGTGACGCGTGGGATTGAGACGGCGAAGCGACGTGAGCTCATGGGTAAGGCGCAGGTTCGTCTTCTTTCCGACAGCGACATCGAAACTCTCCGCAGTGCACTGAGACCGGCGAAGGGCTCCTGAGGATGCAGGATGGCACTATTCAACGACGGCCCTATCAACCGCATTGAGGAACTTGCGCTGCACGACAGTTCGCTGATGGAGACGTCCACGATTGAGGGCATCGACGTGGCGGCTAAGATCGCGAACGCGCAGGACGCGATCGGCACGGAGATACTAACGTTTCTGCTGGACAACAAGGCCGTCGACCCGCTGTTCGGCGACGCGCTGAGCTGTCGCAGGCGGACGCTGGGTATGGCCGATGTAGTGGTGACTGCCGAATTGAAGCGATGGCACGCGTTTCAGGCGCTCCATGGGGTCTATCAGGACGCATACGGCCACCAGTCAAACGACCGATACAAGTGGAAGTGGCAGGAGTACGGGACTCTCGCCCGGACGGCGAAGGCCAGGTGCCTGGACGTCGGAATCGGGCTGGCGGCCGATCCGATTCCCCGAGCGCAAGCGCCAATAGTGACGACCGTGGCGGGCGCCGGGGGCGTCACGAGTTTCTACTTCGCCGTGGCTCTGGTCAACGCGGCGGGGCAGGAGGGCGCCGCCAGCGAAGTGGTGATGGTGAATGTGGCCGCGGCGATGCAGGCACAGGTGAGACTGAGCGCCCCCGCGGGCGACGCGCGCGGCTGGAATGTCTACGCCGGGAGTGGTCCTGAATCGCTGATGCGGCAGAACGACGAGGTTCTTGATGTCTCTGCCTCGTGGACACAACCGGGTTTGCCAAAGACAGGCGGTGCACCAGGAGTTGGCCAGGCCGCGACCTTTTATGCAGTTCAGAATCGAGTGATTCGGAGGGGGTAATCGTGGCGCTGGCGAGCACCCTGATTGTGCAGAAAACAGTCGCTCTATTGAGCGGCGACGGCGGCCTGTCCGCAACCGCGGCGGAGATAGCGCTAATGTCAGGCGTCACGCTTGCCGCGATTACACCGCAGCAGATTGTCGCGCAGAACGTTTCCGCGGAGATCGTGGGACAGAGCAGCAGTACGAAGTATCCGGTGTTTCACGTCTATTGCGAGCGGTTGACAAACTCGCACCAGGAGAGGTTCCGGGTCTTTTCAGGCGAAGTGGGCATCGCCGTAGAGGCCCGGGTCTCCCAGGACCGGCTGGACGGATTGGAAGACCAGTTACACGGTTGCGTGGATGCGGTGACGCAGGCGTTGGATGAGAACGGCGGCGATTGGGGCGACGGTGTTTTCTATTCGGGTGGATACGACGTGACTTACAACCAGGTGAAGCACGGCGGCCGCAATTTTCTCCAGAGCGCCAAGGTCACTTTCACAGTTGCGTTGAGCAGATAAGCGTAGGACGAAACTCGTGTCCGAGGGAGTATTCAGGTAATGCCATCGTATGTTTCTTCCATCGAGAACCGCTGTTATGTTGCACTCGAGACCAGTTATGGAATAGCCGCCAGCGTGGGTAGCGGACACCGCATACCGCCGGTAAATCTGACCGCGACACAGAAGACGGAGAGGGGCCAGCGCAGAGACAAGACGGGTTCACGCACATTCGCGGGCGATGCGCCGGGTCTGCGCCGCACGACGCAGTTCGAGTTACGGACGTACCTGAGTTCCTGGGCGGACCAGACGCAGCCGCCGACTCATGGTCCACTGTTTCAAGCGGCTCTGGGCGGAGATCCGCAGGCATGCGCCGGCAGACCGTTGTCCTCGGCATCCGGCACGACGCTGGTCTTTGCGGCGGCGCATGGGCTGGCGCCGGGGCAGGCCGTTTCGTACGGCGGCGAGGTCCGCTTTGCCGCGGGGATTGTGGATGCGAACACAGTTCAGTTGAATGCGCCATTCTCGAGCGCAGCAGGACCGGCGGCCACGACCGGGCCCACAGTGACCTATTCACCGAGCACCGAGCTGAAGAGCGCGACTATCTACGACTACTGGAGCCCGGGGACGGCGGTGCATCGGCTACTTTCCGGGGCGGCAGTGAATCAGACGCGAATCATCGCGAACGGTGACTATCAGGAGTTCCAGTTTTCAGGGGTGGCCGCCGATCTGATCGACAGTTCCAGCTTTGAGACGACGCAAGCCGGGTTGAGCGCTTTCCCCGTTGAGCCGGCCGCTGCGGCCGGACAGTACACCGTGGTGCCGGGGCACCTTGGGCAGGTATGGATGGGGGCTGTGCCCACGCAGTTCTTCACGTTGACGTCCGCGCAAGTAACGCTGCACAACGACCTGGATCTGCGAAACCGCGAATTCGGGTCGGATCTTGCGCGCGCGATTGCCCCAGGGCCGAGGAGCGTGTCGATTGATTTCAGCGTGTTCCAGCAGGACGATCAGCAGACGCAGCAGTTGTACCAGGCGGCCCGGCAGAGGTCGCCGATGAGCGTAATGCTTCAATTGGGCGAGCAACAGGGGCAGCTCTTTGGCGTGTATCTCAAGAGCGTTGCGCTGGAGGTGCCGGGCTTCGACGATTCCCAAAGGCGGCTGCAGTGGCGTTTTCAAAGCTGCCAGGCGCAGGGTCTGGTGAATGATGAGGTGTTCGTTGCATTCGGGTGAGATGGTCCACTATGAGAGCATTGTGCGGAAGGGCTCCACACAGTATCCGGGCGTGAGTTACTCGATTCACAGGATGTCCTTCGGCCGGCGAAGTGAGTTACTACGTCACATACGCGAGATCGGGCGGAAGACGGAGTATTTGGAGGCCGGTCCGGACTTCAAGGACAAGATCGAAGCGAGTTTGATCGGCAGTGAGATCGACGCCATGTACCTGCGATGGGGCCTGCGGGAAGTATCGGGACTGCTGGTCGACGGAGAAGCCGCGACTCACGAATCGCTGTTGGAGCGCGGACCGGAAGGCCTGGTGCGGGAGATTCTGACTTCCATCAGGGCCGAGTGCGGCCTGAACCAGGACGAAGCAAAAAACTGATCGTCGCCTTCCATTTCCAATTTGCGAACCAGGCCGCCTGGAGGTGCGACGAATGCAGGAAGGCGGGTCTGGAAAAGAGACGCCATTGCGCGTGGGCGTGCGAAGCAGAATCCGGCGATGGGCGCATTGTGTGGGGCAGGAAGCACGTGGCGGCGATGCGATGCCCGAAGTCCATCATCACGGCCGACAGCATGTATCTGCTCGCTGAATTCAATGTCTGGAAGAGATGTCCGGAGGCGCCGTTGCGCGCTATGCCGGCGCGGGTGGCGGACGCGATCCTGATACTCGACAACGAATTCCGGGCGGAAGTGAATAGCGCCAATCAGGAGAGACATGGCCAGCCAATCAGACGGTGAGCAGCAGTTACAGTCTGCGGCGGTGCAGGTGATAAGTGGGGCGCCGTGGCAGACTGCGAGTGGGGGTTCGGCGACGGAGAGTCTGACGCAGTCGTTAGTGGAGGCGCTGAAGGACGCGACAAACAGCGTGAACAGTCTAGCCGCGATTCAACAGAATCAGGTGGAGAGCACGGCCGAGAATACGCAGGCAGTGCTGACAAGCGTCGCAGGAGGGCAGAGCGTACTGGGCATGGCGGCCTCGACCGCCGGTGGAGTGGCAGACAGTCTCCTGTCCGGAGGGTCCCTGCTGTCGCCGATCATAAGCGGGATCATGAGCCTGTTCGGTTCTGGTGGCTCCAGCGCGCCTCCTCCACCGCTGACGACCTTCACCATGCCACCCGCCGTCAATGTCGACGCCACCGGCGGACAGATGACAAGCGGTCAACTCGCGGGAAGCGACTACGGCAGCAATGGCCTGCCAAGGGCGCAGACGACATCCGACGTGACCCTGGAGATGATGGGCGGCCAACTCGCGGGAAGCGAGTATGGCGGCAATGGCCTGCCGAGGGTGCAGACGACATCCAACGTGACCGTGCAGGTGAACGCCATGGACAGCCGGTCGTTTCTCGACCGGAGCAACGACATTGCGACCGCAGTGCGTCAGGCAATTTTGAGTTCCCACTCGCTCAACGACGTGCTGTCGGAGCTGTAGCCATGGCGACCTTTCCGATCTTGAAAACCGGCGTTGTGGCGCAATATCCGCTTGTATCTCAGACGCAGTTTGCAACGGATGTGGTCCGTTTCATCGATGGAACCGAGCAGCGGTTCCGCCGGTATCCAGCGGCGTTGCACAGATGGACAGTCCGTTTGAACCTGCTGGACGAAACGGAACTCAGCGCGACGCTCCTCTTCTTCCGCATGCAGCGGGGCATGGGCGGAACCTTCAGTTTCACGGACCCAGTGGATGGAACGGTGTATCCTGGTTGCTGCTTCATTTCTGACTCGATACAGACGTTGCAGGACGCCACGGGACGCTGCACAACCGTGGTGGCCATACAGCAGAACAGGAGCTAACTGTGCTGATCTTCCCTCAGTTGCGAAGCGGAGCCGTAGCACAGTTGCCGCTACAGCGATCAGAAGATTATCGGACATTGAGGAACGCTCTGCCGGACGGAAGGGATATCCGGATGTCCGATGGCGGCTTTGCGAACGTCGGATGGAGTCTGAAGTTCTCGGACCTTACCGCGGACGAAGCACAAGCCTTGTGGAGCCTTTTCCAAAGCGCGGAGGGAAGGTTCAACACCTTCATTTTTGTGGACCCCGGCGCGAATCTGCTGTGCTGGAGCGACGACCTGACGCAACCGTCCTGGAGCAAAGACCCGCAGTTAGTGCTCACCCGAGTACAGGACGTGTTCGGGGGGGCGGTTGGGACACAGATCGCGAACGGTGCAGCAGCGGCCCAGTCTATCTCACAGACGACCACCGCGCCGGCGACGCTCCAGTACTGTCTCAGCGCGTATCTGCGGAGTGATTTGCCGGCGCAGGTGACTCTTGAGATTGGCGGCAGGGCCATAGTTACTGCCTCAGTAAGTGGGATATGGCGAAGGTGGGAAGGCGCCTCGACCGGCGGGACGGGACAGCAGGTAGAATTCGGTGTTTCGATTCCACCCGGGGCGACTGTACAGGTTTGCGGTCTTCAGGCGGAGGCACAACCCGCCGCCGGAGTGTACAAGAGTACCAGGGATACGGGCGGCGTGTTTCAGGACAGCAGGTTCGATCAGGACTCCATGGATATCACCGCAACCGGAGCCGGCAAGTTTGCATGCAATGTGCGCATTGTGAGCCGACTCCAGCAATGAGGCCGATTGGAAATTGGCCGCAGGATGGAATCCTGCCCCACAGAGAGCATAGCCGCGACCATCGGCAGGCGGGTCGGGGACCCCGGCCCAGAGGGCACCCAGGCGCGGGCGGGTTGCGAAGATTCTGGGGAAAAGGGGAGAAATGGCGAGCGTCAGTGTCTACCAACTGAAGGAAGTCGAGTGTCCCGGCACACCCCTGTTCCTGTTCGACTGCACGTTGGCGAACGGGGATGTACAGCGCCTGAGCACACACGCGGTTTCCTGGAACAGTAACAGTTACTCGGCGCGCGTGCTCGACCATAACGCCTTCGAATTTCAGAACGGCATAGATGACGCGATTGGAAGCGCGGCGAGCCTGCGTATCCTGCTCGCCGACGCCGACGCCGTCATGTCGGAGGTCGACCGGATCGTCGGGTGGAAGGGCGCCGAGGTCGCGGTGACGTTCCTCTTCTTCGATCTGACCACGGGCATGCCCGCGTCCGACGGCATGGTGGTGTTTCGTGGGATGGCCAATCCAGTGAACGAAGCTACGGAAACTGCACTCCAACTCAGCTTCGTGAATCGTCTGAACCTGCAACGATCCTATCTGCCGGCCGTTCGCATCCAGCGCCGGTGTCCCTGGGCTTTCCCCGGCAACGACCCACAAATGCAGGAGGCTGTGAACGGTGGCAGCGCGGGAGCCTGGGCACCTTTTTATGCGTGCGGTTACTCCGCTGGTCTGGCTGGAGGGACAGGGAACCTGGATGTCTCCGGGCCGTTCAGAGATTGTGATCGCAGCAGAGGTCAGTGCCAGTAGCGGGGCATGTTCGATCACGACATTGCAGGCCAGGTTACCCGGCGGTTCGGAGGGATGGAGTTTGTGCCTCCGGCGAT